ATTTAAGGGTGTATTTAAAGTGAAAAATGAACCTTTATTTGAATTAGATGTTGAAAAAATGGAAGAGGATATTAAGAGAGTTCAAAAGGCTTTGGATAAAGCAGAAGATATTGCTTTAAAAGCTGCTAAACAAGAAGTGGTAGCTATTGTACTTGATTTATTAAGTGAAGGTATGAATAGAGCACCTATAAAAACTGGATATTTAAGAGGATCAGGTATTGCAAAAGTTAATGATGACCAGGTAGCTCACACTGAAAGTTCTGGTAATGGGAAAGCTAATTTAATTAAAGATTTTAAGGCAGGTAATATATCACTACAAAAAATGATTGATGAGTTAATGGGAGAGGTTGCTTTTAACACTCCTTATGCTACTTATCAACATGAAGAACAGGACCTTAATCATAATCATCCAGGTCGCATAAGCGGTGGAGAAGCTAAATATTTAGAAAACCCTTTAAAAGAAAAGTCGCCGCACTATATTCAGGATCTAGCTGCAGCAATCGAGGCTGCTTTAGATAAAGAAGGTGATAATAGTTGAGTATTTTATTAAAAAAAGTTGTTAATTTTGTGGAAGCTCATGAAGTGGGAACTTTTAGTGAAGATATTTTTATTGGTCAGAGGCCATCTAAGCCGATTGACTGTATTACTTTTTACGATACACCTGGTAGAGCGCCTAGAAAAGATCAGACAGCTGATAGAACATTCCAGGTAATTACTCGGAATAAGAGTTATCCTCTGGGAATAGGTAAAGCTGGAGAAGTACAAAAAGTTTTAAAAGAATTATATCAGTTCTGGCTTGGTGATACCTGGGTAATTAAGTTAGAGGCTCAAAATGAACCGGGCCATATTGGTAGAGATGAAAATGGAAACCATTTATTTAGTGCAAATTATAATATCTGGATAAAAGAATAATTAAAGAGAGGTGATTTAAATGACAGTTACTAAGGCTGTTAGAAACCCTGGTAATTTTACCGTAGGTCCATCAGATATTTTTGTTGGTGCGTACGGTTCTAATAAAGAGGATGCCAGAGATATTGGTATAACTCAGGGTGGAGTTAGCTATAGTAAGGAAACTGAATTCAAAGAATTTGATGATGCTGATCAGTATTTAGGAGTAATCGGTATAGCCAAAATTGGTGAAAGACTAGAAGTTACTTTCACTATGAAAGAAAATACTTTAGAAAACATGAAACTTGCATGGGGTTTAGTCGGTGAAGCACTTGATGCTCAAAATAACACACTTTATTTTGGAGGTTCCCCAAAAGTTGAATATAAATCTTTATTTGTTGATGGACCAGCTCCAGGTGGGGGAACTGCAAATTATGAGTTTTGGAAGGCCTTTCCCATTTCGGCATCAGAAGTTGAACAGACAAAAGATGATAATGCGGTTTATGAGGTGACAATGTTAATCATTGAGGATATTACAAAAGATGAAAAAACTAGATATGGTAAAAGGGCTGATACTTATGATGACACCGAACCTCCTGTTATTAATGCTGTATCTCCTGTTGATAGTGATATTGATGTTGCAGTAGATGTTGAAGTTGAATGGACTTTTTCAGAAGCAATACAACAAAGAGATATTACTAAAGGTAATTTCAATATTGTTGATGCTACAGGAAGTGAAATAGCTGGAGATTTAGCTTATAATCCGAATGATTTTACTGTTACGTTTATTCCAGAATCAAATTTAGCAAATGACACATTGTATCTTGCTTTTGTATCTGGAGAAATAAGAGATATGGCAGGTAATTCAATGGGAGATAACTATCGTACTAGTTTTACCACAATAGTATAAAAATTATTTAAAGCAGGGGAAACCCTGCTTTTCAATATTGGAGGAGATTATTTTGACTACAAAAGTAGATGAGGTTTTAATACCAGAAATTAAAGAGGTTTATGTTGGAAAAGAAAAATTTGAAGTGGGTCCGCTTGTTAGAGCTAAATATGGTAAATTGATAAATGTTTTTGCAGAATTAGTTTTAAATTTAGATCAAGAAATTTTAGAAAATGCTGAAGATAATATACCTGATTTGATTAGTGTTATAAGTGAGAAAGCGTTACTAAAGCTATATTCAGCAGTGTTAGATAGAGATGAGGAATGGGTAAATAATAATTTATTAATTTCTCAGGAGATAAAATTATTTGGTGTTATTTTAGAAGTTAATGATATAGAGATGATCGTTGAAAATTTTACAAAAGTTCTGCAGTGGAAAGCAATGATTCAGAGAGCAAAAACCAAGTTACAGAGTTCGAAGCAATAGAAAAAATTGCTAGTACTTATTCAATGCCTCCTGATGAAGTAATCTGGAAATATACCAAAAAGCAAATTGAAGAAATATATATACAAATTCAAAAACGGGAGACTGAAGAAATTAATCTTGAATATAAGATGATTAGAGCTACTAGAACACAAAACCCACCAGAAAACTTTTTAGAAACTGGTAAGTCTAAAAAAATTAGTAATGATGCTCAAGACACTGGAGTTGGCTCAGATGAAGAGTTGAAGAACCATAATCCTAATTTGAAGATCAGGAGGTGAGCTTATGGCTTATAATGCAGGTGCTATAGTTACAAACTTTACAGCTGGAGTAAAAGATTTTAAAGCAGGTATTAAAACAGCTAAAGAAGAGTTGTCTGGATTGGCAAAATCAGTATCAAAAACAGGAACTAAGCTAAAATCAGCAGGTTCTTCAATGACTAAAAATATAACAGCACCGCTTGTAGCTATAGGAGCTGCAGCTGGTAAATTCGGGATTGAGTTTGAAAATTCTATGACTCAATCTCTTTCTATTATGGGTGATGTTTCAAACAAAATGAGAACCCAAATGGAAAATACCGCTAGAGGGGTTGCTCTATCAACTGATAAATCGGCCAAAGAGGCTGCAGATTCATATTATTACCTGGCATCTGCTGGTATGGATGCAGCTGAAGCGATGGAAGCTTTACCGAAAGTTGCTCAGTTTGCTACAGCTGGTAATTTTGATATGGCCACCGCTACTGATCTTTTAACTGATGCTCAAAGTGCTTTAGGTTTAGCAGCAGATGATACAGCTGAGCATATAGAGAATATGCAGCGTGTATCTGATGTATTAACACAGGCTCAAAATATGGCTAATGCAAGTACTCAGCAGTTTTCGGAAGCTTTAACAAATGAAGCTGCTGCATCATTAAAAGCGACAAATAAATCAATTGAAGAAGGTGTTGCTGTATTATCCGTGTTTGCTGATCAAGGGAAAAAAGGTTCTGAAGCAGGAAACACACTGGCCAGGACTTTAACATACTTACAAGATGCCCAGGGTAAAAATACAGATACCTGGCAAGAATTGAACATGAGCATTTACGATTCTGAAGGTAATATGAAAAATATGGCCGATATTGTTGAGATGTTGGAAAAAAGAATGGCCGGGCTATCCTCTCAAGAACAAACTGCTTTATTAAAGAGATTAGGTTTTAATGCTGAAACTCAAAAGACTATTAATTTATTAATGGGTACCTCTGATCAAATTAGAAATTATCAGACTGAATTAGAAAACGCTGGTGGTGCTACTGAAGAAATAGCCAATAAACAAATGAAATCAATGAGAAAACAATTAGGCTTATTAAAAGATGGACTTATTGATGCAGCATTATCAATTTATGATATGTTGGAGCCTGCAATTTCAACTGTTTTACTTCCTATTTTACAAGCATTAGTTGGAGGAATCCAAAAAGTAGCAGCATGGTTTGGTAATTTACCAGAATCAGTACAGGCTGTTATTGGAGTTTTTGGAATGCTTGCTGCTGCAATAGGCCCAGTTTTAGTAGTTGTTGGCTCTATAATGACTGCAATAGCTCCCTTAATCCCTACTATTACAGCTGTCGGATCTGCTATTTTAGCACTTGGAGCTGGACCATTAACCCTAATTGTTGCAGCTATTATTGGAGTAATTGCTATTTTTACTAAGTGGCATGAAGAAATATGGGATTTTGTAAAGTTTTTAGTTGATGTCTTTATAGGAACTTGGTTAAAACTTCCAGAATACTTTCCACAAATATGGAATGATATAACTAGTATAATTAGTAATGCTTTAACAGGTTTAAAAAATACTATGAGTAATATGATGAGTAATATTACAAACGTGTTTACTACTGCTTGGAAATCAATTAAAAGTACCACAAAGACTATTTGGGATGGAATAAAGACTGTTTTAAGTAAAGCCCTCGATATGATCTGGACTTTATTTTTAAATTGGACACCTCATGGATTAATTATTAAGTACTGGGATGAAATTTGGGAATATACACAAGAGATCTGGAATAATATTAAAAACTTTATTGCTGATGTGTGGAAAAATTTAGTTGAAAGTTTAGTAGAATCAGAGTTTGTTAAAAGAGTTACTGAGATATTTGTAGAAGCTAAAACTATTATAGTTGATGCTTTTGTAGCAATGAAGGATGGAGTTATAAATGCATGGGACAAAATAACTTCAGCTATTACTGATTCAGTAATATGGAAATATGCTATAAATATGTTTACAGATTTTATAAATAGTTTTTCAGATGCTTTTGCAAGAATACCTACTTTAGTTGTGGATGCCTGGGGTAAAGTTATTGAGTTTACTTCAAATGCTTTTAGTAATTTAGCTGGAGACCTTAAAACTATGTTTAATAATGTTGTAGATTGGATACCAGGAAAAATTGGTGAAATTGTAGGAGGAATAAAATCCTTTTGGGAAGATGCTTATGATTATCTTTCTAATCAGGATCTTTATTCAGTAGGCAGAAACATTATTAGCAGTTTAGCTGATGGTGTTAGGGCAGCAATGAATAAAGTGGTTAGTTCGGTTACAGATGTTGCTAAAGGGCTAACTGATGCAGCAAAAAAAGCATTGGGTATTAATTCTCCCTCAAAAGTTTTTATGGGAATTGGTGATAATGTCGGTAGTGGTTTAGAAATTGGAATAGAAAAAAATGAAAGTTCCATTTATGACACTATAGAGCAGGTTAAGGCAAAGATGGTTGGCAGCATGGAAAATTTGAATATATCGCCATCTGTAGTAAATCCTGCAGCTGTATCAGCAACAAATAACAGTTATTCCTCTCAAAATACTATTTATAACAATTTTCAACCTAATGTAACTGTTAATGGTTCTAATAGTACTTCTAAATCTGAAGAGAGAAGAAAACAACAACAATTATTAAGAAAACTTGGAGCAGAATATGGTACGAAATAGAAAGGGTGATTACTATGGCCAGTCTAACAAATGACGGCGAAAAATTAGTTTTGAATGCTTTATTTAGAAACACTGGAACACTTCCTACAAATATTTATGTAGGACTTGCTACTAATCCTGCAGGAAGTTTAGATGAGACTGTACAGTTAGCTGATTTAACTGAAGTAGATGATGCAGGTTATGAAAGGAAAGAGTCTGTATTTACTGCTCCTGTTATTAATGGTAATTCTTATGAGATTGAAAATAATACACAAATAGAATTTGGTCCTTGGGCTGAGAATGAGGACATCGGTATAACTTATGCTTTTCTATGTGATGTAGCCTCAGGAACAACCGGAATTGTACTTGGATTATATCCATTTTCTAGTGCTAAGATGCCTTTAGCAGGAGAAGCTCAGATAATTACACAAGGAAGCTGTACTTTCAGTATAGATTAATAGGTAGGTGGGATTTATGCTAATTAGTTTTATAAATTCAGATGGAGACATTTTGTCGCTTCCAGAAACCAACAAATTTATACTGAATGAATGGAGTGGTTTTGCAAATACAACACATTCTTTAAAAGAAACTAAAGCTCCAGATCAAATTGGAACAACTGTAATAAATAGAATTTTTCAATCCAGAGTCATTGATTTACAGTTTAGAATAATTAAGAGAGATGTGCAGTCATTATTTAATTTGAGAAGGGAAGTTATTTCAAAGCTAAATCCTGTTTTAAAGCAAGGTAAACTTATTTGGCAACAGAATGAAGGGACTACTTTTCAAATAAATGTGGAACTTGAAAATGTGCAAATGCCTGGTGGTGATGCTCGTGGAAGAAACTTTCAAGCTGTTCAAGTAAGTTTTTTAGCAGGTGATCCGCGTTGGTTTGATATAGAAGCTACAGAAATTAATTTACCGATAGATTCTAATTACTCTGTTGTAAATTCTGGCGATACAAAAACATTCTGTGAGATAGAAATTTTAGGTCCAATTGTTAATCCTAGAATTATGAATATGACATCCGGTAAAGAGATAAAAATTAATAAAGAATTGTTGGCCGGTGAAAGGATAAAAATTAGCACAGAGTTTGGTAATAAGAATATATCCTTTATAAATGAGTTAGGGCAGAATCGTAGAGCTATGAGTATTTTAGATTTAGATTCTAACTTATTTTATCTTGAAAGAGGAGACAATTCGTTGAGATGTGAAGGAACAGGCACAACAGCTGAAACAAACTTTGAAATTAAATTTTATAATAGATATTTGGGAGTGTGATAAAGATGGCTTTAGGTGATTTAATTATTGACTTATCTTCGATAGGAAATTTTAATGCTGGAGATGCTGGATTTGATTCAGATTTGATTGTGTCTAATAGTGGTAATTATGTAGCAAGAACTTACTCAGTTGGAGGAGAACCGCAGATAGCTGTTTATGGTGTAGTTGAGGCTAGTTTAATATTTGATGGAACTTTAAGTGATATAACTGGCGGTATTAAATCTATTAATATTTTAGGTGATCATGGTGAAGAAATATTACAGTTGGGGAGTGTGAATGGGTTTTTATATGAAATATCAATTAAAGATTTAAAGGAGGGTTTAACAGCTACTACAAGTTATACTTTGAATGGTGGTACTGGAGCAGTAATTACGATAAGGGATAATCAATTAAGTATAAATGATGCTAATTGTAGAATAGGTGTTATGTTAGAGGATGGTGGTACTCTAGATTATTATGTACAAACTCTTGATCCTAACGATAATTATGCTTCTCCAGTTAATACTATAGATTATTCCGGTACTGATGATGCTCCATCCTCATTAGAACTTCTTTATGAGAGTGAGTTTAATGAAACAAATACCTTGGTTACAGTTTATAATCAGACTGCGGGGACAATTTATATACATGGTAGATCTGGAGTCCATGGTGTCATAGGACAAACATCAGTTGATGCAGCCGATATTTCTGGTATAGAAACTGTAATGGTTGTAGTTGATACTCATACTGCTATTAATGAGAGTAGTGGAGATTTAGAATGTACAGCACTTGTGGCTGGAATGGATTCTAATAGTTCAAAATCTCTTTCAATTGTGATGTATAATCTTTCAACTCAAGCATTCGTGCAAGAACTTCCTCAAAAACCTTACGTAGACGCTTTAACTATAGGAATGTTAGATGATGGATCTATAGATGTGCCTATTTACCCAGCTAGTCAAACTGAAATTGTTAGTTTTACTGGTATAGAGAACGTTATAATAAATACTACTAATGTGGGTAGAATTGCTCATTCTACTGATAGTCAAGTAATTGTAATAGAAGAAATTGAACAACCGTTTTCTCCTAATCAAATTACTACTTCATTAAAAGCATATGAAGGATATAACTATACTCCAGTATCAATTGAT